CGGACATGCCGGGCCACACGGCCGAGGGGCCTAATGCGCTACGCCGCCCCGACGAGCCCCGCCGGCGCCCGCCCGCGGTACACGTGCCCGCGGCTCTTGAGCGTGCCGAGCCACGGGGCCCCCACCGCGAGCGCCGCGCACACCCGCTGGCGCACGGCCGCCGGGTCGAAGTCGAGCACCGCGCACGCCGGCCGGAATGCCAGCGGCCAGCTCTCGTCGTCGTCCATGATCCACTGCCACGCCATGGCGTACGGTTTGGTCGCGCGTGGGTAGCGGTGGAGGTCGAGCAACACGCCCATGAAGACCGCGAGGAAGAGCCGCCGCTCCCCCGAGAGCTCCCGCCGCCGCGCGCGGAATTCCTCAAACAGCGCCTCGGCGTCGGTCGCATCGGGGCCCCAGTCGGGCAAGCCGAGTTTGCGTTGCCCGCCCGAGCGGAGCGCGTCCCCTTGCCATCGGAACCCCGACACAGCAAAGAATGCCACCGCAACCGCCGGATATCACACGGCGCCCACTAAGGAAAAGCCAGCTATGGAGCCCGAAACCTTGCCCGCCGAGGCCGCCGCCGCGGCCCCCCCGACCGCGCCCGCCCTCGTGCCCGACGTCGTCGCCGAGGGGCTCGTGCTCGGCAACCCCGAGGCGCTCGCCGCGCAGCTCGAGTCGTTCTCGAAAGCGCGCGAGCTGCTTGTCGATTGGCTCTTTAATCGGCTCGTTGCCGGCATTGATTTTATGCTCATCCATCGCCGGGTCGGGCCGCGTAACGCGAAAACCGATTGCCCAAACAAGGCCGACGCGAAAGGCTCCGTGTGCCCGACGTGCGGCGGCAAAGCCACGTTATGCAAACCGGGGTCGGAAAAACTGTGCGGGTTATTGCAGCTCCGCCCGCGGTTTAAACGCGACGTCGACGCATGGGAGATGCTCGGCGGCGAGGCCGGGCTCGTCACGCTCATTTGCGAGCTCGTCACGCCGGCGGGCGTCGTCGTCGCCGAGGGCCGCGGCGCGCGCCACCGCGACCAAGACATGGGCGACGTGAATAAGTGCCTGAAAATGGCGCAGAAATCTAGCCAGACTGATGCCGTGCTGCGGTGTGCCGGATTGAGTGAGCTCTTTACGCAAGACCTCGAGGACATGCCCGGGTGGGCACGCGACGCCGTCGACGAGCCGGCGCCGTTCGAGGCGCCCCGCCGGCAAAGCGAGCCCGCGCCCGCGGCGCCCACCGACCCGCAAGGCGAGCTCGACCTTGCCGACCAGCTCCGCCGGTCGGTTGCCGAGGCCGCGGCCCGCACGGCGCCCGCCGCTCCGACGCCGGCCCGGCCGGCCCCGGCGCCCGCGGCCCCGACGCGCCCCGGCGACGAGCCGCCCCCGAGCGATGCGTTGAGCAAGCCGCGCATCGGGCGGCTTATGGCGCTCTTGCATGATGCCGTCGAGGCGCAAGGCGTGCCCGACGATAGCCACGAGGAAATTTTTAAGCGCTCGCTTGATTGGCTTTCCGGGTGGGTCGCGACCACGCAGGGGCGCGCCAAAGTCACGCATTGCAGCTACAAAGTGTACGACACGCTGTGCGCGCAAATCCCGGTCGCCGTCGAGGCCGCACTCGCCGGCGAGCGCCGCCCGGCGCCGCGCCTCGTGCGCCGCGGCTACGCGCCCCCGACCCGCCGCCCGCTCCGCTAACGTGTCAACGCTCCCGACCGGCCCCGAGCTCGCGCCGCGCGTGCTGGCATTCGACCCGGCGTCGCATACCTACCGGGTCGACGGCGCCCCCGTGCCGAGCGTGACCCAGCTCCTCGAGGATGCCGGCCTCACGCCGGACTATTCGGTCGTGCAGCCTGCCGTGCTGCAACACGCCCGCGAGCGGGGCCTACACGTGGACGCGTGTTGTGACCTCCTCGACGCCGACGACCTCGATTGGCGGAGCGTGCACCCCGAGGCGCTCCCGTACGTCGAGGCGTGGCTCGCCTTTCGCGAGCACGAGGGGTTTTCCCCGGTCGCCTCGCAAGTGCCGCTCTACCACCCGACCTACGGCTACGCGGGCACGCTCGACGTCGTCGGCCTCTTGCCGGGCAACCGGCCCGTTGTCGTCGAGCGCAAGAGCACGGCCAAAATGGCGGCGACGTATGCGCTGCAAACCGCCGGCTATGCGCTCGAGGGCATGTATTTCGCGCCCCCGGGCGGCGGTGTGCTCTCGCCCGTCCCGTGGGGCCCGCCGGCGCGCCTCGGCGTGCAGCTCCGCCGCGACGGCACGTATCAACTCGTGCCCTACGACGACCCCGAGGACCTCTCGGCATTCCTTGGCGTCGTCGCGCTCGGGCGCTGGCGCGGCGCGCGACGTGCCTTGCAACCGATCCGGCGGGCGCGGTAGCGTAACAGCGTGGCGAGCGAAACGCTCAAGCGCTTGGTCGCGATCGACCACCGCGTGGCCGCCCTCGAGGAGGGGCAAACGGCCATCCGCGCCGAGCTCGAGGGCGTCAACGCCCGTCTTGACCTCGTGGTCGAACGGCTCGACCAAAATGGTGTCGCTCTTGCGGCAAGTGGTCGTGGTACGCGCCGAGTTTGACGCCCTCGAGGATCGCGTGCGGCAGCTCGAGCGCGCCCGCTAGGGCTCGGCGGCCGCGCGGCGGAGCCGCTCTAGCGCGTCGTCCTCGAGGTTGGCGAGGACCTCGGGCGGCAAGTGTTGCGTGACCTCGAGCCCGCCGAGCGTCACGCGCACCGCGACCCAATCGGGCTCGGGTGGCGTGTCGCGGGTCGCCTCGGCGCCGCGTGCCACGTCGACGACCTCGACCATGAGCGGGAGCTCGAGCTCCACGGTATACCGCACGCCGCTCGTGCGCCGTGGGTTGCGCGTCGTGGCGCAAAACGCCCGCATCGCGACGACGAGCCGCGCGAGCTCGGCGAGCTGGACGTCGAGGGCGTCAATCGCCGACATAGCGCGCGGCCTCGAGCTCGCGCACGAGGCGCCCGAGGTACTCTGTCAAGACCGCGCGCCGCGCGAGGCTCGGGCGTTCGTCGTCCAGCCGGCGGAGGTAGGCTTGCAAGTGCCGCACGGCAAAGTCGAGCCGCTCCTCGAGCTCGCGCCGCTCCTCGTACCACTCGCCCGGGTCGTTTGCCATGATGCGCCTAATTGGCCCGCGCGATGAGGCCGTGCGCCGTGGCGTGGAATGCCATTTCGACCCGGGCATGGTCCTCGATGGCGCGCGTCCATGCCCCGGCAATCATGCCGGCGAGCCCGATGCCCTCGGGCGGTACGGCAATTAAGCAAATCTCGGCGACCGGAAAGCGCTTCAAGACCTCCTCCCACGTATCAGCCGGCGTCGTGCACACAAAGCGCCCGAGATAGAGGCGCGCGATAATGTCGTTGATTTTCGGATTGTCGCGAAAGACCGTGACCGGATACTCCCACCGCTTCTCAAGATCTTTCATCGTCGCCTTGTATTCCTCCGCGACCGCGTAGTCGACGAGCTGCATGCTGTTGCTCGGGAGGTCGACTCGCCACGCCATGGCGCCGATCATTTCGGGCGCCATCGCATGTAAGAGCTGCGCGAGCGCGCGGGCAACGTCGGTCCGATACGGCGTTAACTCGGCATGGGGTCCCGTCGCGGTGCGGCGGTCTTGCAACACGACCACCGCGACGTCAAACGCTTCGTGCGGATAGGTAAACACGAGATAGCCGAGGAGCGCCGCCGTCCCGAGCACGATCGCAATAGCCGCCCGATTCCACGTGGAAATCGACGTGAGCCACGCAACGAGCGCTTGCGCAATCGACGGCGGCGGCCCGCGGTCGCGGTGGTCATTAGCCGAGCTGGTCATGCACGAGGTCTTTAAAGAATCCCGGGCCCGCCGAGCTCACGGCCGTCAAGCGCCCGCCGCCCTCAATCGTCGGCCGCAAGGCGACCCATGTTTCAAACGCATGATCCCAAAACGCGACCTCGTCGGCGAGGACCGACGTAAACGTGTGCTGACGCGCTTGCTCCTCGCCCTCGCCGAGCGCGACGATTTCCGAGCCGTTTGGGAAGCGTAGAAACCCGATGCTGTATTCCACCTCGCACGGGGGAAAGGTCGCGGGCAGATGGTCGTGAATAAAGCGCGCGCGCCGCACGAGCTCCGCCGACCCCTCGGTTTCGGTCTTGCCGAGTTTGCGCGCCATGAATGCCACTTTCGCATTCGGTGAGAAGCGCGCGAGCCAATAATTTACGCTCACAAACAACCACGTAATCACCATGCGTCGGCTTTTCGGGACGGCGAGCAACGGGTGCTCTTGCCACCGCCGCACGAGGAGCTCGGCGTATGGTTGCGCGGGATAGCGGCGCACGCGGCCCGTCACTTCGTCACGCGTCCACACACAATCGCGCACAAACGCCCACGGGTCGCCGTCGGTACCATAGGTTGCGAGGGTCTTGCGTTGCTCGAGGAGCAAGCGCGCCGCGGCGCGCATCGCAAGTGGATGGTCGGGCCCGAGGACGCGACCCGCGCCGGCGCCCGGCGTGCTAGAGGTTGTGCTCACTTAACCATTGCGTGCGGCAGCCCTGCGTGTCGAAGATGTGGTCTGGCTTCTGTTCTTCGAGCGTCGTGCCGCCCGGCGGCGTCGGCAGATTCGGGTTTTCGTATAGGAGCGCAACGCGCACGATGTACCAACCGGCCATCGTCGTGTCGGTCTTTCCGCACTGGTCACAAGTGTAGTTAATCATCACGCAAACTCGAAAACATAAAAGGCGCCACACGACTCGGATTGATTCGCGGTGACGAAGTTCACATTGGTGCCGGCCGTGTAGATCCAGAGCGAGTAGACCTGCGTTCCGGATCGGGTCCCGTCTATCCACATGAGGCCCGTAGGACCACAGCAACCTCCAATGGCGCTTGCGGTCCCGGAATCATAACGCGAGTATTGAACGACACTGCCGGCGATGCCCCATCCCACGTAGTAGGCGGTCATTGAGTTCATGGCCCCTTGCATCCCCCAGCCTGGATTGGCAAAGATCAGATGCCAGCGTCCGGCAGTCACCGGACAGGAGACGGCACACACCTGAACCCACGCGTTGTGCGTCGTGGAGTTCCAGTTTACGGGAAGCCCCACCGACCACACACCCGAAAGTGTGAATTGGTTTCCAGGTCTAGTCGCTGACCCCGTGAAGGTGATGTTACCGGCACCATCTATCCGAAACACATCGGTCGCTGCACCGACGGCCGCATTCGGGGCACGCCGATAGAAGTGAGCGACATCGCCATTTGCGTCGAGTTGGAGATACCAGCCACTAGTCGCCGTGACCGCGCCCCACGGATTATTCGCCCATAGGCCGGCTGCGGTGTTGGTTAGATCGACGCCGCAAATGCCGCTGGAAACTGCGAGGCCATTTAGGGTGCTCTTATAGGTGCCGGGCAGCGTGAGCGTGCCCGCGTTGTCGAGCGTGAGCAAACCTGTATATGCGCCGCCGGCAGGTTGCCGCGCGATGCCAAAGCTATCGCTACTCGCGTTCAATGTTGCCTGCCATGCGACCTTGCTCGTATCGTCAATAGTGCCAGTGACGGCGTTGCGATTGAGACTCAGAGCAAGCCAGGGCGAGGTTGCGGTATTGTCGGTTTGTAGTCGAACCTTGGGAGTATTGGAGCCGAGAACGAGCGCGGAGCTCCCGGCGCCCGCGGCGCCACCTGGGACGCTCACCGTGCGTGTAACTGGATTCGGCGTGAGCGTGACGCCGCTATCCGACCACACGGCGGCGCCCGACGTGATCCAGCTCGTATCAAAGTCGGCCGCCGTGTTCTTGACCAACACTTGCCCCGGGGCCCCGCCCGGTTGCACGCCGGGGCCGGTTGCGCCCGTCGGGCCCGTCGGCCCCTGCGCGCCCGTCGCCCCCGTCGGCCCCTGCGCCCCGGTCGTGCCTTGGGGCCCTTGCGCGCCCGTGGCGCCCGTCACGCCTTGTTGCCCGGCGGCGTTTACATTCCAGCTCGCAAACGTGCCGCTCCCGGCGACGAGGTCGGATTGCAGCGCGAGCGTCGTCCCCGCGTAGCTCGAGACGACGCCCTCGAGCCATGCGGTCGACGAGTTGGCGACGCGCACACGTGCGCCGGCGCTGTAGGCAAGCCCGGCTTGCGTCGTCAGCGTGACCGGCCCCGTCGCAATCGCGAGCGAGCTCGTGCTGGTCGCTTGGTAGCCGGGCCCGGTCGCGCCGGTCGCCCCGGTCGTGCCCGTCGGCCCTTGCGGCCCCGTGGCGCCGGTCGCGCCCGGCGGCCCTTGCGGGCCCGTCGGCCCGGCCGGCCCTTGCGGCCCGGTCGTTAAGCCGCCCGTGCGCCGCGGCGGCCGAATCTGCCCGACCGGCGGCCCGGTAATCGTCGCGTTACCCATGCCCGCCTCGCATGGCGGGCCCGTGTACTCCTCGAGGCCGGGGGGCGTCTAGGTGTCGTTGTGCTCGAGGCGCTCGAGGACGCGGAGGAGCATGTGCCCGACGAGCGGCCGCACGGCGTCGCCGAGCTCCTCGAGGGCGGGCGCCATGGTGGCGCCCCGGATCCACGCCGACCGGCCGGCGTGCTCGACCTCGAGCACGACGCGCACGCGGTAACGCCGCTCGAACTCCTCGAGCGCCTCGGCGCGCGTCATGGCCGCCGGGTCGGGCAAGGCGGCCTCAACGAGCGCGTCGACGGCGTCTTGCACGGCCGGCGCGTCGGCGACGTCGACGTGCCATACATGGCACGCGCCGCAGTAGCGTTGCCGCACGTCCTCGGGATGAGAGCTCACGCGGCCGCACCGCGGGCACGTGATCGACGGCCGCGGGTCGCTCATGCGTCCTCGGCAACGTGCACGTATTGCAGCGTAAACATGGTCAAGGGCCGATTCGGCTTGCCGTCGGCCCGCATGGGGCACGCCCGCGGTACCGCCCGCGTACACTCGAGCGCTTCCCGCATGCCCGCAAAGCGCAGCGCCCGGCTCGGGTCGGTCGTAAACTCGGCGTCGCCGCCACCGGCGAATGCTTCCGGGTCGTAGCGCGCGAGGTACTCGCCGGCGGGCCCGGAACCATCCCGCGGCCGCCCGAGGCACCGCACAATCACGGCCACGGGTCGGCCTCGAGGAGCCGGCGCACCGTTTCCCATGGTGGGAGCTCCGTGCCGGGCCGCACGGCGACAATCGGCCCGAGCCGCGGCAACAGCATGCCCGGCTCGAGGCGCACGGCCGTGAGGTCGACCCCGGCGGCGTCGACGAAATACACGGGCAGCTCGCCGAGCTCGAGCGCCTCGGCGATATTGTGCGGGCGCATCTAGTCGCACGCCTCGAGCGCGTGGCGGAGCTCCTGCGCGCGGCGGAGGTTCTCGGCGAGTGACACGGGCCGCACGCGCGAGAGGATCCGGAGCCAGTCGTGCGGATTCGGCACCTCCTCGCGGGCCGCGTTGGCGCACCAGCTTGCGGCCCCCTGCATCCATGCGGGCGGCACGTAGGGCGCCGACGCGGGCTCGGGCTCGCGCGCATAGCGTGCTTGGTCGCGGCGCCAGCGCCGGGCGGCGCGGCGGGCGGCGACGCGCCGCACCCGGCGGCGCTCGCCGTCCAACCAGGCAAACAACGCGGGAAAGCGCGCCCGGCCCCAGCGAAAGAGCGTGCCGGCGATGAGCTGAGAGACGCGCTCGCGCGAGAGCGTCACGGCGGCGAGGTCGATGCGGTCGTGCAAGAGCCCGTACACGAGGTACGCGTTGCGGTGGCGCGTCCACCCGCGGGGCGGCACCGCGGCGACAAACCGCCCGAGCGGCTCGTCGCGCACGACGACGCGCAACGTATCCTCGAGGGCGCGCCACATGCCTTTTTCGTCGCCCGCATTCGCGCGCGCGTGGATCACGCGGCGCATCTTCGGCTCGAGGCGTTCCATCACGTCATCCGCCGGGGCCGCGATCACGACCGCCGGGTCGGCCTCGGCCACCGCGAGCTCGGTGGTACGCACGCATGCCGGGTCGTCGACGAGTAACGGCAACTCGGCCTCCCGCCATGCCCGGTAGCGCCAGTCATGCCCGCGCTGCCTCATGGCCGCACCGCCGCGGCCACCGCGAGGCCGACGACGACGCCATAGAGAAACGCCCGCCACATGGCCGCACGCATCGCGCGCTCGAGCGCGGCGACCGTCCCCGGGCCGGCGGCGCTCACGGGTCGTCGTCCTCGCCGGCCGCTGCGGCGCCGTTGGCCGCCGCCGCCCGCGCGGCGAGTGCCTCCTCGAGGAGGGCCGTGAAGAGGTCGGCCGGGAGCCGGCGGCGGGCGACGTTCAAAAAGTGCCACGAGGCGTTCCGCCCGCTATGCTTGCCGCGTGCCTGATCCTCTTGCCGCGCGAGCGTGCGAATCTGACCGTTTAAGGCCGCGATCTGTTGGTCCAGCACCGCGCAGTGCACGCGGTGCGATTCCGTCGCCCGTTGCGCGGCGACGAGTCGCGACCATTCCGGCTCGGGCACGTAGCCGCCGGCCCGGCGCTTGGCGGCCACAATCGCCTCGCGGGCCGTAATCGCCTCGACCTCAAGCCGCTTGCGCTCGAGTACGAGCCGGTCGCGCTCGGCTTGCAAGCCCTCCCGCATCGCCTCCTCGGGCCGGATCGTCATGGCTCGCCTCCCTCGGGCGCCGGCAACATGCCGACGACGCCCGCCAACCGCTCGGGCCATTCCCCGCGCGCCGAAAACGCCTCGAGCTCCGAATCGGAAAGTTGCTCGAGCACGTGCAAGTGCAAGTGTGCCGTCCGCGCCACCTTGTCGCCCGACGTCGTGAGCAAGAGATCCGCCGCCCGAATCGCGTCGGCGTCGCGTTTCGCCCGCCCGACCCGCGCCCCCGTCATGCGATCCTTCCGCCCGCCGGCGAGCTCGGCGACGTGCTCCATCACCGCCGGCGCTGCCGCCTTGGCCGTTGCCGCCACGCCGTACTCGCCCCGCATGATGCGCTCGAGCTGCGCGTCGCGCACCAGCGCGATAATGCGCACGACCGCGGGATGGCGCAGCGCCTTGCGCGCCGCTTGCGTGGTCGTATACCCAATCGCGCGCGCAATCGCGTCGGCGTTGTAGCCGCCCAAATACAGCATGGCGACCGACCAGAGGCGCGCCGAGGTCGACCGCCGCAGCTCCTCGAGCGGCATGGTCGTGCACGCCTCGAGCCACGCCTTGGCGGCGGCGTTCCGTGCCGCCCGCGTCCGCTTGTCCGCGGCCAGCATGGCCGCCACGCGCTCGGCCAACACCTCCGGCGGCGCCCCCACCGGCGCTTTCGTCCCCGGCCCCGTCCGCCCGCCGCTCATACGCCGACCACGCTCCGCGCCCGCGCCCAGGCTTGATACGCCGCCAGCCCGCTCGCCAGCCGCCGCACCGCCCGCCGATCGCGCCCGGCCTCCAAGTCGTCCAGCGCCCCCGCCACCGTCGCCCCTAACCGCGTCACCAGCTCCCGCGTCCCCGCCGGCGACGCGATGTACTCCGCCACGCCCCCCCGCCGCCGCGGCCCGACCGGCTCGAGCACCCGCATGCCGGCGGGCCTTAGCACAGCCCGGCCCTTCCTGCCTAGCACCGTCGGCCCCAGCCGCCGGGAACTCCTACTCCCCATGCGGTCGGCCCGGCTCGGCGGACCGTCGGTCCGCGGCCCGGCGCGGCCGGGGGGGCACGCTCGCGCGCTCCGCGCGCTCCCTCCCACGCTGCGCGTGGGGCGGCCCGGCTTGCTGGCTCGCTAGCCAGCTAGCCGGCTAGCCCGCTGGCTACTGGGCAGGGGCCCTAGCCGTGGGCTAGGGCGCCTGCCTGGTTTCGCCGCGCACCCCCTGGGGCTGCTGCCTGGGCAGATGCGTGGTTTCGCCTGACAGTCCATATAGCAAGTGCCATATGGGGGGTGCGAGCGGAGGCGCGAAGCGCCGGAGCGGCTGGCCCGCCCGGGAGAACCGGCCCGGCGGGGATCGGGTAGAAAGCTACCGTGCGAGCGAAGATCTCCCGGCGCGGCGGATTTGTTACCAACCTAGCCGACTAGCCACGGGGGGAGGGGGGCGGGGAGCCCGGCCGGATCCCAGGGCCCCCTTCCTTCTATGGTTCCCCCCGGTCCCGAGCGGGCGGGGGGGTCGGAATCCCGGTCGGCGAGCCCCCGTGCCAGTCGGGGGCCAGCCGACGCGGGCAGAGACGGGGGCGCATGCGGTCCCGACCGCCCAGGGGGATCGTCCTGCCGCTGCCATCAAGTGGGCGCGCGGGCTACCCTCCCACGCCGAGCGGGGCGTCTACGCCCGCCGGGGCGCGGCGTCAAGATAGGCGCGGGCGATGGCGTCGCGGGGGCCGCGGGCGGCGGCAAGGAAGCGGCGGCCCTGGTAGACCGCCCAATAGGGGCGCGTCGGGCTCGGCGGCTCGAGTCGGGCGCCGAGCGCGCGCAGCATGCGGGGATAGTCGGCCTCGGGGGGCGTCGTCGAGCCGACGGCGCGGGGCCCGCGGCCGAGGTCGCGTGCGCGGAGCGCCTCATGGCTCCGTTTCATGAGCGCTCCTCTAGCAAAGCCGGGTGCGGGCTGCCAACCCCGTGAGGCAGGGAAACCCCCGAGGGCTTGACAGGGTGGGGGGTGGCGAGGCACACGGCCCGTCCCGCGGAGCCATGGAACGACCCCCCGGGCCGGCCGACTGTGCCACACGCGCCCCCGCGTGTTCCCCCGCGGTCGGTCGGCTCGCGCCTCGGGGCGTTCTCGTCCCCTTGACGCGGGAGGAGGTCGCGCAAGCGGCGTTCATTGGCACGCAACGCAACTTGGCGGCGCTCATGGATGCCCGGAGCCCGGCCTACGGGGCGGGGCGGGCGGGCGCGTGGCAGCGCCATATCGTCGGGGCGGGCGGCGAGCTCGCGCTCGCGAGGTACGCCAACCGGTTTTGGTCGGGGACGGTCGGCACGGTGGCCGCTCCGCACGACGTCTACCGCTGGCAAGTGCGGGCGACCGAGTACGCCGAGGGGCGGTTGACGGTGCATCGGGGCGACCCGGATGAGCGGCCGTTTGTTCTCGTCACTGGCATCATGCCGCAGCTCTGTCTCGTCGGGTGGGTACTCGGGCGGGCGGGCAAGCGGCCCGAGTGGTGGACGAATCCGGCGCGCTCGGGGCCGGCACGGTGGGCGTTCTATGTGCCGCACGCCGCGCTCGAGCCGCTCGAGACGCTCCCCGGGCTCCGCGGGCCGGCGCTGCGAGTCGCGCCATGACCGGCGGGGGCCCGAGCCCGCCGCCGCACGTGGTTGTGCCCGGCACGGGCTGGGTCGACGTCGCCAGCCGCGCCATTGTCCAGGTCGGGTTTCCCGTGGTCGTCGCCGGCGTGCTCTTGTGGTTCATTCTGACGCGGTTTGAGAGCACCATGACCACGATTACGGCTCGCATGAGCGCCAATACCGACGCCGCGGCACGGCTCGTCGAGGCGCAAACCGCCGAAATGGCGGAATTACACGCGCAAACCGACGAGTTGAAGGCGCAAACGGCACTCATGCAGCGCTTTTTAGACCTCCGCATGCGCGAGGAGCGGCAAAAGCCGTGAGTTGGCGGCTCTGTAAGGCGCTCGGGGGCCGTCATGACGAGGGCTTGCTCGGCGAGGTCAATCAAAGTGCCCCGAATCGCTCGAAAGCGAGCGATGGGGGCATCGGCGACCCGCGCCATTCGGCCCGTGTGAGCGATCACAACCCGTGCACGTGCTGTCGGGTCGTGTGCGCGCGCGATTTCACGCATGATCCGGCCGGCGGCTTTGATTCCTACGCGTTTGCGGAGTGGTTACGGGGCCGCGTCGTCGCCGGCGAGCCCCGCGTGCGCTATGTGATCTCCAACGGGCGCATTTTTTCCGGTCGCGGGCAGTCACACGCGGCCGGCACGTGGCGCCCGTACAGCGGGAGCAACAAACATGCACACCATGTGCATGTTTCGGTGCGTCACGGGCCCGACTACTACGACGATGCTGCGCCGTGGGGGTGGCCGCCGCCCCCGCGCGCGGCGTGAGGAGGTTGTTTCGGATGACGCCGTCATTTTGGCTTGTGCCCGACCCGCCCGAGGAGGGCCCCGTGCCCCCCGCGCCGCCGCCGCCGCCCGACGACGAGGACGCCGCCAAGGAGCTCGCCGACCCGGAGCCCGAGGCCGACGAGGACGAGACGCCGCCCGACGCCGGCGCCTAAATGCCGTTTCTCGGGGCTCGCGGGGCGGCGCCCGACCCGCGGGGCGCCGCGCAGCAACCGATTCCGGGCGTCACCGAGTGGCGGTGCCCGCGTAACGGCGTGCACGTCGTCGAGGTCCACTATACCGCCGACCCCGCCAAGCGCGATCCGGCATGGAAGCGGGACGCGCAACGCGGCATGCCGCCACGGGGGTGGCAACGCGAGTTTGAAATTGCGTTCGACTTGGCCGGCGGCGAGCCCGTGTTACCGGAATACGTGCCCGCCGAGATGCGCCGCGTCTTTCCGGTCAATCCCTCGGCGCGGCTCTTGCGCGGCTGGGATTTCGGGCAAGTGTGCCCCGTGAGCCTCTTTGCGCAGCTCGACGTGCACGGGCGGCTCGGCTTTGTCGGCGAGTTGGTCCTCGAGCACGCCAACTTGACGAGTCAGATTGAGGCCACGAAAGCGATGACGGTTGAGCTCGTCGGCCCGGGCGCCAATTGCTTTGACGCGGGCGACCCCGAGGCGTTGCACGAGATGGAGCTCGGGTCGATTCGTGCCGTGCTCTTAAAGCACGGGATTATCCTGCAAACCTTTGGCGGCCGCGGCGACACGTCGTATAACAATTTGCGCGACCGGCTCTTGCGGCGCGTGCGGATTCCCGGCGAGGAGCTCCCGAGCCCGGCGCTGCTTGTGGATCCGCGGTGCCCCATCCTGCATAGCGCGCTCTCGGGCGGCTTTGCGCGCCATCCGAAAACCGGCAAGCCGATGCCGACGCATCCCTATAAGGACGTCGTCGACGCCGCCCGCTACTTACACGATAACCTCCAGGGCACGAGCTCGGAATGGATGCTCAAGCTGCAAGCGATCGCGCGCGCCGATTGCGCATGGTGACGCCGGCGGCACTCGAGCGGCTCCGCGCCGAGGTCCCCGCGGTGCCCGAGGTTCCGGTGTGCCGCCACGGGCACGGGCCGCTTGACGGGTGGCGGGCCCGGGGCCGGCGCCGCGGGCGCTATTGCCGGCAGTGTAACGCCGCGGCGTTTCGCCGCTGGTACAATGTGCACCGCCGCACGGGAGATTGACGGCAGGGGGGGGCGCCCGCTACACGGGCCGGCCCGAGGCTAACGAGGCATGGCGCGCGGAGCTCGAGGAGGAGCGGCGGCGGCGACACTCTCGCCGGCACGTGGTGACGCGCCAAAAAATCTCGCGCTCGACCCGCAAATCCAAGCGCGCGTGCGGAGCGAGCTCGTGCCGCTTATGCGCCGCACGCGGCAAGAGCGTAATGGCGTCTTGCGCGAGCGCTGGTTGCGTTACTACCGCATTTGGAGCGTGCGGCACGATCGGCAAGGCTACATCGGGCGCTCGAATGCCTATTTTCCGGTCGGCCGGCGGTGGATTGAGCAATGGGTTACGCGCTTAAAGCGCGACCTCTTCCCCGACCAGGACTGGTTTGCCTGCAAGGCGTTGCGGGAAGATTTCGAGGCACGCGTGCCCGCAAAAGTGGCGCTCCAAAAGTATTGGATGCGCCGCCACATGCGCCTCCGCAAACACGCCCTGCCGTGGCTCCGCCAGCTCGTCATGTATGGCACGTCGCCGGTGCGCAACGTGTGGCGCGCCGTCGAGCACGACCAAACGGTCTTGCGCGACGTGCTCGACGACGACGGCACGCCGTCGGGCAAGACGATTGAGCAAGTCGAGAAAGTCGCCGATTTTTTGGGGCCGACGTTCGAGCCGGTCGATTTGTTTGCTTTCTATGTGTGGCCGCCGACGGCCGCGGGGCTCGACGACGCCACGCTTGTGTTTGAGGACCGCTGCGTGCCGCGGAGTCGCGTCTATGCGCTGGCAAGCAAGCCGCTCGACCCGAGCGACCCGAAAGCCGGCAACGTGTATGAGGGCGTCGACGAGCTCGTCACTCTGTACGACCAAGCGATAGCCGGGCGCACGGGCGGGCAAGCCGGGCGCAATCCCGAGAAATACGACGCGCTCGCGATCCGGTTGGCGGATAAGGGATTCACGGCGCCGCTTGATTTCAACGTGCCCGCGGCGCTCCGCCCGCTCGACTTGACCGAATGCATGTGGACGGTCGACCTCGAGGACGACGAGCCGGCGCGCTACTTGGTCACGCTCGGCGCGGATGAGGTTCCCTTACGCGTGCAACGCCGGCCGTTTTGGCACGGCGCGACGCAATGGCTCGCCGGCCGCTTTCAGCAAATCCCCGAAGAGTTTTATGGCCGCGGCGTGTGCGAGCTCTTCGACTACATGCAGTATTTCGTCAACGACCTTGGCAACCAATCGGGCGACGCGTTTGTGTGGTCGACCAATCCGATTGCGGTCGTCGATATCGGCGCGGTGCAGGATCCGACGTCGCTCCGCATGGCGCCGGGCGCCAAGTGGCTCGCCAATCCCGCCGGCGTGCAATTCACGACGCCGCCGCAAGGGGCCGCCACCGCCGGCTTTGGCGCCGTGCAAGGGTATATCGGGCTCGCCGATACGCTCGTGGCGCCGACGCCCGCGCGCCCGATGGCGCCGGCGCAGCAAGCCCCGGCGCAAGATTCGGCCGGGCTCGCCGCGCAGCTCGCCGATTCGGCGGTCGACATCCGCGCGGTGGTTGAAGACCTCGAGGATGACGTCATGGTGCCGCTCCTCGAGCGGAGCGACATTCTCACGCAGCAATGCCTAGATAGGGATATTATCCTAAAGGTTGCCGGCGCCGACGGCCTCGAGCTCGTCGAGCACCCGATTACGGTCGCCGACTTGGTCGGCGAGTATGAGTGGGAATGGCTCGGGACGACCAACGCGCTCAACCAACAAGTGCGCGCGCAGCAAATGGTGCAAGGCATCGCGCTTATGACGCAAGTGCCGCAAGACCAGCTCGCGGCGCAAGGCGTCACGGTCGATTGGCCGTACATCCTGCGCACGTTTTGGTCGGTCGGGCTCGGGCTCCCCGACGCCGACCGGGTTATCAAAACGGCCGACTTGCCGCCGAATGATTGGCGCTGGGAAAACGCGCTGGCGCGCGTCAATCGCGCCGAGGAGCTCCGCGTCTCGCCGCAAGACGATCACACGGCGCATGTGCAAGGGCATCAATCCTTGCTCGAGAGCGACACGCTCTCCGACGACGCGCGCCTCGCGCTTGAAACCCATGTGCACCAGCATATCGGGTTACAGATTGCCGCCGAGGCGCAAGCGCTCGCGCAAAGCATGGCGACGCTCGCGCCCCCCGGCGGTTTGCCTGGGGGCTTGCCGCCGGGGGCGCCCCCGCCCGGTGTCGGTCCTCCCCCGCCACTCCCCGGCGGGCCGCCGATGCCGCCTCCTCCGGGGGCGCTCCCGCCGGCCGGCCC